GATTATCGTTAAAGACGTGATTGCTGATGCATTCCTGCAACAGATCCTGCTGCGTCCTGCTTAATATGACGTAATCGCATGTATGAACCTGAACGGTGACTACATCTCCGACGCCCTGGCTGCACAGGTTGGCGGTATCGGTATTGCCCCAGGCGCTAACATCGGTGACGAATGCGCACTGTTCGAAGCCACCCACGGCACCGCACCAAAATATGCAGGCCAGGATAAAGTGAACCCTGGTTCTATCATCCTGTCCGCAGAGATGATGCTGCGTCATATGGAATGGTTCGAAGCGGCTGACTTAATTGTTAAAGGTATGGAAGGCGCGATTAACGCCAAAACCGTAACTTACGATTTCGAACGTCTGATGGAAGGCGCTAAGCTGCTGAAATGTTCAGAGTTTGGCGACGCAATGATCGAACATATGTAATTCGATTTATTGTTAAATCTATTAACGGGAGCTTAACGCTCCCGTTGTTTTTAGTTCGCTTGCTAATGGTTATCAAAATATTATCAAAACAAGTTATCAAAACCCCGCCCCAAAACGTCGCTAAATAGCGATGGTGATCCAATCCTTTCCTCGATCATCGTTGTAGCGATCAGTCTGTTTCTGCGTTTTATGCCCGAGCAGTTTTTGAGTGTTAATACCTTGCTCTTTGTAAAGCCTCTCCGATAACGATCGCTGTTCATGAAAAGTAGCCGGTGTACCGTCACCCCAGTCAATATCCGCTTTATCCCTCGCCTTACTGAAATTCATTGTGATGGTGTTGGATTTTACCTGCGCACCTCTTTCTGCCTGTGAAGTAGCCCGGAAGAAATGCACAAGGTAGGGGCTAACAGCGTAATCTCTGCATCTGGCCACGACATCCCGCAAACACCAGTTAATAGCATTGCATCGAAGCGACAGGGGGATCGCTAACTTGCTGCCTGTCTTCTCTTGTTCAACGTGTAGATGGTCATCCCAAATATCACTGAATTTCATTCGGGAAATATCACCCAAACGCTGACCTGTAACGATCGCCAGCAACATTGCATTACCCAGATACTTATGGTGCGCATCCGCGAGCGGAAATATTTTAAGCCACTCTTCCAGGCTTAAACGCTGGCGAGTGATTCGACGCCGTGGTTGCTTGGCTGCCAGTGCCGGGTTATAGCCGGGTGGCACCTCGCCAAAATGCTGAGCTTCCTTAAATACATCGATTAATACCGACCGTATTACCTGCGCCATTCTGGGTTGGCCGGCTGATATTGAATCATCAAGAATCTGAGCAATATCTCTTACATCGACAGATGAGATTAATTTCATTGCCGTTCTCTCACGAAGTATTGCTACAGGCTTGGCCTTTTGTTTGAACGTATTCGGCTTAATATCACCAGATTTAACCCTTTCTTCCTGAATAACCCAGTAGCGATCTAGCCAGGTAGAAACCGTTATTGCTTTCCCTTTGCTGGTGGCAATCCGATCACTAATTGCTAATACCTGGCGTGTGCGTTGTTCAGCAAGTCGAGAGTTGGCTTCTGTTGCAATGGCAATGGCCTCTTCTTCATTATCACCCAGAGCGTGAAACTTTCCGGTGATTGGGTGCTTATACCGCCAGTAAACCTTATTAACCTTTCTGCTATAGAGAGGGTAAAGATTTGGGACAGAAACATTATTTTTACGGGGTCTCGCAGCCATCGGACAATATCCTCAGAAGTGCTGGTGAATCAGTTTTTTTGATCACCGGTTGAGTAATATTCCCGGTTAATTCTGCATCTTCTCTCACTCGCCAGTAACGGCCTTCTTTTCGTGCTGGTGGAGTGAACATGCTTTCCTTTGCGTACCGGCGCAGAGTGCTCATACTTGGCGGATTGCTCCGGTACTTTTCTGCGGCCCACTCTTCAAGAGTTAATGTCTGAATCATGGCAATTTCTCCATAAAGCCCGGCTGCATCCGGGCCAGTAGGTTTAAATGTCGGGGCTTGTTGCTGGAACTAACTTCTGCCAGATAGCAGACACATATTTAGCCTGATGTTTAGCATCGGCCAGCGCGTTATGCATATCGCCGTCAAATGGCATATCGCGTTTTGGGTCAAATCCAATAGCGCGACCGAGATCGACATTGCATCATCAGCACAAATGGCTGCTCGCGCTTCTGTACTTTGCTTCATCCACCAGATGATGGTATCTCCATCTGGTTGCGCCCCCTGAGCCATTGCGCTTTCAAGCTGGACCGCTGTGTAAAATTCCTCGCCAAACTTCCCGCTCTGCGGGTCAAAGAATACTGCCCCGATGGAGACGATTGGTGCGGTGGGTTTATTACCCATGGTTTCTAAATCAATCATCAAATGGTTCATATATGGCCTTAAATTGATAATTATTAATTAAATAGCTCACTCATAGTCTTTGAATCATGACGTGGTTCACATGTGAGCTTTTTTGATGGTGAATGCTATTTAATGGGTTATTTATGGTCTTTATTTAAAAAGAGTCAGTTCCAGTTACTCACGTCTTCCGCAACGGCTTCGTCTGCTGAATCCTGGCTATCAATGACTTGGTGCCATGACTCCAAACCGCTAACAGTTATAGCAGCCCAATTGCGAGCACAGGCCTTGCGATGCTTCCTGTTGCCCATGCCCCACTCAGGTTTTTTAAGCTCTTTGTTCCAGGCACGAACCATGTATTTCATTGCTGATTTAGCCATCTACTCGTGCTCCCACGTTGCATCTACAACTTCCACTGCGTCACCACGGCAAGTGTTATCCATTTTCATACCGCCGCACTGCCCATATTCAACATTAACAAAATCGCTAATATCACTGTCTGTAGCATCGTCGGGTACGTCAATTTCGACGGTTACGATAATTGTTTTAGCCATTTCTGGCCCCCACTCTTTCCCACCGCTCGCCTGTTTGTTCTTCCAGTCGCTGCTTTAATTCACCAATCGGCAATGGTCGGCGTGACTCCAGTAGCGCAGCTTTATACGCTTCGATAAACACAGGAAGAAGATCGGCATCTTCTGCCATACGAATGATTTCAGGCTTCCACGCAACGACATTAACTGCAGGATCTTGCATATTGTGAATATAGGTATCGAAAGAAGACATAAAGCGACCAAACCCACCTTTATCATCAACCAATGCCTGCCAGGCGCGTAACAGGAACAATTTTTGTGTGCGGCTCAAGTCAGTGCGTGATAGTTCTTCGGCGACATCATGTATTTCACTGCCGTGCCACCGGGCATCATTACGCTGTGCTGCGTGAAATAACTTCCATAAGCAGGCTATCTCATCTTCATCAGGCCGGGTTATTTTGATTTGGTGTACAGTCATAGCCCACCTTCCACAGTCCCGCCAGCAGCGCGGATAGCTTTCTTGCAATCATCAAGCATCATGTTCATACCGGAAAACATGGCCTTTGTTTTAGCATCGCCACCCATTTTTACATCCATTGGAGCAGGCATTTTCACGTATAACTGGCTTAGGCTCGCGGCGTCTGTGATTTGGATTGTTGAAATGTAATCTGCAGCATCATGCAAATCATCATTCTCAGCAATCACGTAGCAGTCTTCGCGGATGAACCTAATTAACGCTGCATTTTCAACTGCCATATCTACAGCCTGCTTATTCTTCTCATCACGCTCAGCTGTAATAGCTTTCCGCTGCTCTAAAGATTCGGTAAGGGCAGTAAAAGTCACACTTAACCTTGTGGTCACTTCTCGCATTAATTTGGCTTCTGCTGGTGGCAGAGTTGGTACCGCAGCATAAGCAGCGGCGACCAGTTCATTTACTTTCAGATGCTGGTGCATGTGCGAAGCTCCATCAGTTCGTTGAAACGAGTCATGAACAACCCGAAAGCCTGTCCAGGCCGTAGAGGAACAATCTGGATCATGTCGCTGGTAGGGATACCCTCAAGCACAGGCCATTCGGTACCGTCGTCAATGTCCAGATCCCGGCGTTCGGTGGCCAGCATTGTCAGGTCGGCATATTTCACAACAACAGATTGAGTTAGCGGTAATTCGTACTTAAAGCGGATAAGCCCATCGACAAAAGTTTCAATCCGTTGGTAGTCAGGCAACAGGGCTTTAAGTGGCGCGGGAATGTCCTGGCAATATGCCTCAGCCGCATCATGCATCAACGCTTCAAATGCGAATTCAGGCGCTACCAGTTGACTGCACAATACTGAGTGTTGAGCCACGGAATAGAACTCAGGTAAATGACCAGTGAAGCGGCAAATATGCGATAACGCGGTGGCGATATCTTCAATCTCGATATCGTCAACGGTGGCGTTGGTATAATGAAAATGCTTGCCGGATAACGTCTGTATAAAGCTCATCGGTATATTTCTCCATGTATTCGCAGCTGCACCTGCGGCTGATTTTGGTTGCACGAATCCCTCGCCGGGTGGCGATTAAAAAAGGAATTACGCTTCACTAATTGCCCCAAGGTGCAGGGCAATTAAGGCAGAGCAATTACGCTTTAAAGTTACCGATATAGGTGTCCACTGGTTTCTCGTTGAACTTGCCGATCAGCAGGTCACGGAATTCATTAGCGATAGCTTCTTCCTGGGCTTCCAGTTGGACGATACGCAGTACGAAACATGGCTCGCTGCTTTTCAGCAGACTATTACGCATGCTGAAGGCACGTTCACCCAGGCCTTCGTACGGGACACATTTGAACTCAAAGGCCACTGGCATAACGTCTTTGCTACTGGCTTCGATGCTTTGCATCAGGGACTTTTTACCGCTGAAATCACCGTCTTCATGGTCAGCCTGGGTTGCCTGCTGGATAGTGATTCGGCGTACCGCTTGCGCAGCCTGTGCAATAGACATGACATTACCGTCAGCATCGAACGCAGTCAGGTAGTCACTCCAGTCTTCCAGCCATTCAGCGATTTGCTTCTGATTCAGACGGTCGCCATTGATCGCTAGCAGTGCACGGAACGGCGCTGTTTGTTTCAGCTTGATGGTTGAAACGTTATCGGCGTGGCCTGGATTGTCGAGTGTGCCGATATTGAAGACAGAGCGGGCACTCATGTTTTGCGCATCAATAAAGCAGCGTGCCGGTTCTTCAGCACTGGCATAACCAACAGAGTAACGAACAAAGTCATCGATGCTGGTCGTATCCATGGCGCCACGGAAGCGGAAGCGTGCCAGGCCAAAGCGCTCCAGGCTTTCTACGCTTACGTCTTTTGGCAGCATGGCAGTAGGGCAGGCAAGGCCACCAATATCACCAAGGTGATAACCAGAAAGGACCAGGTCTTTTACTTGCTGGATAGCGCCGCCGTCTAATTGAGACATACAAATTCCTTATTAATAAATTGGTAGAAGTAATGGCAGTGAATTAGTCAGTCGCGGTTCACTGAGCCGCTTTAAGCTTTCCGTCAGTGGCGCCGTTGATCCCGAAGAGTTGCCCCTGATCTTCCTGCAAGATGGTGAGCTTGCCGCCACGGTTAACCCACATAGGGGTTTCGGTGGTGTCTTCTTCCGTCGCCTTGCCGCGTGGAGTAGGGGTGGTGTACTGCAATTTGTGCTTGATCTTGACGCGTTTCTCTTCGACAGAGTTACCCATGCGTTCAATATCAAAAGTCAGAACCACTTTGCCTTTTCCGCCGTTATTCAGCGTGCCGAGTGCAGTGGTATTGAGTGAGGCGGCGATCTTATTCATGAATACGCCAGCATCCAGTTCGCCCAGGAAGTCGGGCACTACAGTCATGCGGTCATTGCTCATCGTTTTACCCTCGTAATGGCAGCTGCAACTGCCAGTTAGAAATCTCCATACACACGATTAGGTTGTGGTGCCGGGTGCCTCCCGGTGCTGTCTGGCGGCAAACCATCCAGCGATGACCTATACCGATACTGACATGATGTTTTAGCCTTTCATCACGAGCGCTGAGCCGCATTCACCACAACGAAGAGAGCACTGCCGGTGTCCGAATTGAACGGACTTTTTCTCTGCCCATTGCCACTGAATCGTGGTGTCTGGAATCGAACCGGACATTAAACCTTGCTCGTCAATGCTCTCATCGTTGTGTGCCTGTCTTTTATCCACATCAGGCTCGGTGCATCCTGGTTATTCCCCAACAACAAGGATTCGGTTAATCTTTTGTCACCCCAACAGCGAGTGATGGAACTACTCTGATGAATAACCCTTTATCCAGCCTAAAACTGGACGTGTGGTACAAAGTGGCTATCGTAATTTGCACCATTGTTTTTCTTTCTACAGCAGCAGGTTTATTACCAAAACTTCCAACGAATGCGACTTTGCTTATTTCGCTCGGTGGAGTCTTTTTCTTTTGCGGTGAATGGAAAAGTCACACGCGCTTTAATCATCTGGTACCAGCCTATGGAAAGGTTTGGCACGGTACGGGATTCAAGCGGAGTTTCAGCTTTCCCGGAGTTGCCCTTTATCTCATCGGTGCGTACCTGATTTACCGAGGCATTAAGATCCTGTGAAACTGGCATTCCACAGTGCGGGCATTTAGTTTCAACCCGCACGTAATTAAACCCCGGCTCCAGTTCGAATCGTTCCATTTCCACCTCACAGCTAACTATTGCGAATCATCCCCATCTTCATACGCCTGGGGCGGCTACTTCGTGGGCGTCCTGCCTGTTCGTTTTGGTTGATTTGAAGTTTAATGATTCAAACAAAACTGTCAAGAATTAAGTTTGAATGATTAAACTTTATTGTTTGAGGCGAAAAAAAACCAGCTAGAAGCTGGTTTGCGGATGAGGAAGTTTGAAGTGTTAAAGCAAGTCCATTTCAACGCGAACGCAAACGCCAACTATTTCACACGTTGAATCAAGTGGGATGGGCCTGAACGCTGGATTTAGAGGCATCAAGTACATATTTGGTCCATCAATTGCCAGTTTTTTTACTGTTGTTTCATTGGTTCCATTGATGCGTGCAACCACAATTCTTCCATTGGCTGGTTCCACTTCAGGATCAACAATGACAATTGAGCCATTTGGTAATGACATTCCGCTACCAGAAGGCGCAGACATTGAATCGCCCGATACACGTAATGAGAAGGAGTAAGGGGATACCTTGGCTGTTGTTTCAATCCAGTGAGTAACCTCATCCCAATTATTTTCTATCATTTCTTTCCAACTACCAGCCTGAACTGAGGAAATTAAAGGTACGCGACGGCGCAAATCAGGGCCTGGCTCAGCATTACCAATAGTTTCTTCTACCAACCCACCCTCAGTTAACCAGCGTTCACTAACCCCGAGTACGTCTGCGAGTTTGCTTATGTATTTTGCAGATGGTTCTGTGCCTCCATTCACCCATTGGCTCACGGTGCCTTTTGACGCGCCTGTAGCAGCCATCAAATGAGTGCTTTTCAGCTTTAATGCCTTCATGCGCCGTGTAATGCGGTCGCTCATAGATTCAGTCTTCATGTTTAAAGAATTAAACAAAACAAGGTTTAAAATCTTGACTATTTTTAGTTTGAAACATTAAACTGTTTGTCATTATTCCCATCCTGGAGAGGGCAATGTTAAAGCAAGATTTAATTAATCATTTCGGTACAGCTACTGCGGCGGCAAAAGCTCTGGGCGTATCCAAGTCAACAGTGAGTCTTTGGAAGGAAATTGTTCCTTGGCAGTACGCACTACTCGCAGAAAAGCAAACCGATGGGGCACTTAAATACGATTCGGTGACTTATCACAAGCCTAGCGATTCAGCGGCATAACAGTAACCACAGAAATAAGGAGTGAACCGTGGGTAATGAACCTGAATGGAAAGTTGAGAAACAGCCTTTATGGCTGGTGGCTGCAATCAGAAGAACAATCGCTGATCTGCCAGGTGGGTATGAAGAGGCCGCTGAAATTCTGGGGATCTACAAGTCTGATGACATAACCCCGTCTATTGATGCGCTGCATAACAGATTAAGAACCAACGGCGACCAAATCTTCCCGCTGGGTTGGGCGATGGTTTTACAACGAGCTGGTGGTACTCATTACATCTCCAATGCAATTGCACGCCACGACAACGGTGTGTTTGTGCCCTTGGCAGATGTGGACGAAGTTGATAACGGCGACATCAATCAGCGTTTGATGGAGTCCGTCGAATGGATTGGCAAGCACTCTCAATACATCCGTAAAGCAACGGCTGATGGTGTGATTGATGCTGAGGAACGCGCTCAGATTGAAGAGCACAGCTATCAGGTAATGGCTAAGTGGCAGGAACATTTAACGCTTTTATTTCGTGTTTTTTGTGCGCCAGAAAAGAGTGACGCCCGCGAGTATGCAGCTCCGGGCGCCTTGGCGAAAAACTCTACGTTGTGTATGGAGAAATAATCCGCATGAGCAATTTAACCGAAAATTGTCATTTACCGCAACTCAAGATGATCCCGTTACCGGGTGTTCCGTTGTTTCGGTATGAGCGCATGTTACGTGGGAAGTGGATTTCGTGTAACCACAGCCGGGCAATAGCAATTGTGGGGGTATTCAACCGGAGGGCAGCTAAATGGTTCAGCAAATGAGGAATCAATCAATTTACAGCCAGGCTCCGGTAACAATGACTGGCGGTATGACAATGGGAAGTCGTGAAATTGCTGCGCTGACAGAAAAGCGACATTTCGATGTGGTTCGCGATATTGAGCGCATGTTTGAACAGCTCGGTGAGGATGTTCAGGGGTGTGCGCAAAACTTCGTACACCCCCAGAATGGTCAGCAATATCGGGAATATCGCCTTGATAGGGCACACACCGAATGCCTGATTACGGGCTACAGTGCCATGCTTCGCATGAAGATAATTCGCCGTTTGCGTGAGTTGGAAGGTGCAACTGCGCCACTTCCGCAGACCCTGCCTGAGGCACTTCGTCTTGCTGCCGATATGGCTGAACAGAATGCCCAACTGGCTAACAAGGTCCAGCAGGACGCGCCGAAGGTTGCTTTCGTCAATCAGTACGTCGAAGCCGGCGGCAATAAAAGTCTGCGCGAAACAGCGAAGATCCTGAACATGCCAGAGAAGGCGATGATTGACACTCTGGTCCGTGACAAGGTGCTGTTCCGTCAGTCTGGCAACCTGCTACCGCATGCCCTGCGTCAACGCGATGGTCTGTTTACGGTGAAAACTGGTACTTCCGATTTTGGTCATGCATTCACGCAGACTCGAGTGACGCCGAAAGGGGTTCAGTGGATAGCAGAACGCTACGCCTCTGAACTGATGGGGGGTTGATAGTGAGTGTTAAATTATCTTCCTATGTCTGGGACGGTTGTGCGTCGTCTGGCATGAAATTGTCCAGTGTTGCCATTATGGCTCGCCTGGCTGATTTCAGTAACGATGAGGGCGTTTGCTGGCCTTCCATTGAAACCATTGCGCGTCAGATTGGTGCCGGTGCAAGTACGGTTAGAACTGCTGTCGCAAAGCTTGAAGCTGAAGGCTGGTTATCCCGCACAGCTCGTCGAAAGGGCAATCGCAATGCCTCCAATGTATACCGTCTTAACGTGGCGAAATTGCAAGCGGCGGCATTTGCTCACCTGTCAGAATCTGACACATCAAAAACTGACGAGTCAAAATCTGTCGCATCAAAATTTGATGGGTCAAAATTGAACGAGAAGAGTGGTTTTGACCCGGCAGAATCTGGCGGGGATCCGTCAGTAAATTCAAAACAAGATCCATCAGAAATAAAAGACTCTCGTCAGCCTGCTACGCAGACCGACCGTGAAGTTGAAATTACTGATCAAGCTAAACAAGTTCTTTCCCACCTGAACCTTGTGACAGGTTCACGGTATCAGGTCAGTAAATCCTCGTTAGGGAATATCCGTGCACGACTGGGAGAAGATTTCACCGTTGACGATCTGAAACTGGTTGTGGATTACAGTCAGGAGAAGTGGGGGCAAGACCTCAAGATGGCCCAATACTTGCGCCCTACGACGCTGTTCCATAACGAAAAATTCCCTGGCTACCTCCAGTCGGCAACGAAATGGCATGCTGCTGGGCGACCTGAAAATGTGAACGGCCAGTGGGTTAAACCGGGGGAAGTGCCAGCAGGCGACACAACCGAACGTGATGCGGCATATCGCCGGTACATGAGCGGAACCATTTCTCAGACCAAACCAAGTGAACTTGAACAGCGTGTTTGTAAAGCAGCCAGCACGGCGAACCTGCGCAAACAGCGCCCAGAATTTGCCATTAGCCGCTGGAACGCTATCTGGAAAGAACAGGCACAGCGCGGAAACCAGGGGGAAGCAGCATGAGAGTGCAAATTCAAAACCTGATCCTTAATTTCATCATTGAAAACCCAGGCACCCAGATCTCTGCGGTCGTTAAAAGCATGCCCGATGTTGATCGTTCCTCGGTGTCTTCTGCGCTTACCCGCCTGACTATGCAGGGAAAAATAAACCGCAGGACGGGCAGTAATAACCGATTCTCCTACACTATCGCAGCAGGTGAACCTGTTCCTGTAGTTGCCATCTCTGCACCTGCCCATGTTCCAGCTGCGGTACCGAAACAGCAAATCATCAGCCCTGAAGAGTGGGAGCGCCGCTTTAGCAAAGCAGAAGAGCTACTGGTCAAAGGATTATCGCGCCGCGCAAACCAGGCATTTCTGGAATTACTCGACGTGACATCGGAAACAACGTTACGCGAGAAAATTGTTAGCTGCCGGAGCCGCTGTGGAAGCCGACCTTCTGGCGATAGCTCAACTGTGGCAGGTAACTTTGTGGGAGTGGGGTTGATATGACGAGTATTTATTGCAAAAACCTTGAGGCCCTTCGTTCAAAGGCGGCTCATGAGCTTAAAGAAGTGGGCGATCAGTGGCGTACACCAGATCACCTTTTCTGGGGTATTAACGCCATGCTTGGCCCGTTGGTTCTGGATCTGTTTGCAGACGATAGCAACGCAAAGTGCCCGACCTGGTATACAGCAGAAGACAATGCCCTGACGCAGGATTGGTCAGAACGCCTAGCCGAGCTTGGCGGTGGTGCATATGCAAACCCGCCATATAGCCGCTCGCAGTACCACGAAAAACAGGCGGTAACCGGAATGACTCACATCATCAACCATGCCATGGCGATGAGAGAAAAGGGCGGACGTTACGTGTTCCTGATTAAAGCCGCTACTGGAGAGACATGGTGGCCAGAGAATGCTGATCACATAGCAATTATTCGTGGCCGTATTAGCTTCGACCTTCCTGATTGGTACCGCCCAGCTGAAGGGCAACCAACAGAATCATCAGCCGGTTTTGGTGCAGTGATCGCCATCTTTGACAAGTCATGGCGCGGCGAGCGTTTCAGCTATATCCAGCGCACCGTTCTGGAGGCAAAAGGTCAGGCATTCATGGCGCTTACCCAGTTTGCGGCCGGAAAAGTTAACCCACCAGTGGTAGTCGCA